CTCATACCGCAGTAAAAACCCCGGCAGTAAACTAAAGACTGCTGTTACAGGCAAAGTTAAATCCGGGAGTAAAGCCGCTAATAGACGCAAATCTTATTGCGCTAGATCAGCAGGCCAGATGAAGAAATTCCCTAAAGCAGCTAAAGATCCTAACAGCCGTTTGAGACAGGCTAGAAAACGTTGGAAGTGTTAGATGCGTAAAAAAATCAGTGCTAGACAAAAAGCTACGTTAAAGAAGCATTCCAAACATCATACTGCCAAACATATGGCGCAGATGAAGAAGGACATGCGTAAGGGTAGCTCGTTTAAAGCCTCACACAATAAAGCTATGAAGAAAGTAGGAATATAAAATGAAGAAGGACATGAAGAAAAAGAAGATGATGGGCTACAAAGCTGGTGGCCTAAAGATGGTCGAAAAGGGGGGTAAGAAAGTTCCTTTCTTCGCTGCTGACGGCAAAGGCAAGATGATGGGCGGCGGCAAAGTTATGCGGTACGCCGAAGGCGATATGATTAATATGGATGATATTCCTACTATCAAGGCACCGAAAGGGCCGACGAAACGCCGACCCACCGCTAAAGAGCGGGAAGAAGGCTTCAAAGGTATGGACTTACCTCCATCAGAGCGTCCCAAGAAAAAGAAAAAGAAGAAGATGATGGGCGGCGGTATGATGAAGTACGGTCATGGCGGCGGCGTTAAAAGTGGTAAACCTCGTGGTTGCGGTATGGCTCGTCAAGGTGTCCGCAATGCTAAAATGATATCTATGAAAGGATCTTGATATGGCTAGAAAATTATCCCCATTTGGTGCGGCATTTGCAAAAGCCCGTAAAGAACAAGGGGCTGATGGAGTTTTTACTTATAAAGGTAAAAAGTACTCTACGCGTAGAGCAGATGACCCTAAGAAATCAAGAACGGCTCCGATGCCTAAACGGAAGCCAAGTGCCAAACCTGCAAGTGCTAGACCTACAGGCCGGTTAAAACCAGCGTCAGGACGGAAGCCAAGTGCTAAACCTGCAAGTGCTAAACCTGCAAGTGCTAAACCTGCAAGTGCTAAAGCTACGAGTGCTAGACCTACAGGTCGGTTAAAGCCAGCGTCAAAAAGGCCCCGTCGTAAAACTAATATAGAAGATACGGCGGCTATATTTGAAGGCGCTGGAGATAAACGTGGTCGTATACCTAAGAAAGTAGCCGCACCTAAAAAAATTGCACGGGGGAAAGATCGTGTTCCGGTAATGTCAGCCCGCAGTGGTACTCCCCGTGAGGTTTTATCTGGTAGAACGCATAAATCACCTTCAAAATTACCGGGGAAACGTGTTCCTAGAGCAGCGGTAGGGGCTGGTAGAGGCACTGTTTATGAAAACCGTGATTTAAGCGGACGTGGTCCGGGGGATACTAAGCACGCAGGTATGGGTCTCAAAGGAGCTACGATACGTAAAGCTGTCGAGGATTCCGCCAGAAATAACCCAGCGGACGCTCGTCGGATGGCCCGGATGGCAGCAAAGAAGAGACGTAAACCTATGCCTATGCCTATGGATAACGAGGAAGAAAACAAATTAATGGACTCGCTTATGCCTATGGATAACGAAGAAAATTTTTCTTACGGCGGTATGGCTAAAAAGAAACCTACTAAGAAAATGATGCGGGGTGGTATGGCTAAGAAGCCCGTGAAAAAGAACATGGGCGGTATGATGAACTACTCCAAAGGCGGTAAAGTTCGTGGTTACGGTATGGCGAAGGGTGGAAGACCTTGTAAAATGGTGTCTATGAAGGGTTCTTAATGCGTCAGTACTACAAGTCCGGTGGTGTAGCGACAAAGCGTGACCCTGCTAAATGGGCTGCGGCTAAATCAAGAGCCAAAGCCAAGATGGGTGGCAAACACTCTGCTAGGGCCATGCAGCTCGCTACTAAATACTACAAGGACGAAGGTGGTACATACAAAGGTAAGAAGAAATCTTCTAATAAACTATCTAAGTGGACAAAACAGAAATGGCGTACAAAATCGGGAAAACCAAGCAGCAAGACAGGCGAACGGTATTTACCGAAGAAAGCAATCAAAGCACTTTCATCAAAGGAATATGCAGCGACCACGAGAGCAAAGCGCCGAGGGACTGCTGCCGGGAAACAGTTCGTAAAACAGCCACGGAAGATAGCAAAGAAGACGAAAAGGTATAGGAAAGCATAATGGCTACATCTGGTACAACCGCTTTCAATATGGACTTCACGGAGATCGCTGAAGAAGCGTGGGAACGTGCGGGCCGAGAGATGCGTTCCGGGTATGACCTTCGTACGGCTCGACGGTCTATGAATCTGCTTACTATTGAGTGGCAGAACCGTGGCATCAATATGTGGACTATTGATAGCGGCACTGTAAGTCTTGTTAGCGGTACGAGTCAGTATACCCTTCCTACGGATACTATTGATTTACTAGAGCAATCTATTCGTACTAATGCCGGGGACACAAACACACAATCAGATATCAATATAAGTCGTATAAGTGTCAGTACGTATGCCTCTATACCTAATAAGTTATCACAGGGAAGGCCCATACAAATTTGGATCGAGCGATTAGTAGATGCCCCTCGGGTAAATGTATGGCCGGTTCCTGACAATAATGATTATACACTTGTTTACTGGCGTATGCGCCGGGTTGAAGATGCTGGAGGTGGTGTTGAAACTGCCGATATGAACTTCAGGTTTTTACCTTGTTTAGTAGCGGGCCTTGCGTATCAAATCGCTATGAAAGACCCTGAACTTGCTCCTAGACTCCAAATGCTAAAAAGTGAATATGAGGCTCAATTTGGGTTAGCTGCAGGAGAAGATCGAGAAAAAGCATCCGTGCGGTTTGTCCCACGCGTGGCTAGAGTGTAGTTATGGTCGCTAGATTTGCATCTTCCAAAAATGCTCTCGCTATGTGTGATATATGCGGATTTGAGTACAAACTACGGCAGTTAAAAGATTTAGTTAGAAAAGGTGTTTCTACTAACATAAAAGCGTGCCCTACTTGTTGGAATCCTGATCATCCACAACTAAAATTGGGTATGTATCCAGTAAATGACCCCCAAGCAATACGAGATCCAAGGCCAGATACAAGCCTTGGGGAGTCTGGAGACTACAGCAGCCGGGGTATACAATGGGGTTGGAATCCTGTTGGTGGTGGGATTGATCCTTTTGATTTAACCCCTAATACTTTAACTGCTGCTGGGTCTACAGGCCAAGTTGTAGTAGTTACTTCTTAGAGGTTTGGACAAGATATGAACTACACAGAGCTAAAGACAAATATACAAGACATTTGTGAGATGACTTTTACAAATGCCCAGCTTGATATGTTTACGGACCAAGCAGAACAAAAAATATATAACACTGTACAGATACCGGCTTTACGCAGGAACCAAACAGGTACTCTGACAAACGCTAATAAATATTTAGCGCTCCCGGCAGATTTTTTGTATGTGTATAGTTTGGCTGTTTTGGATAGCGACGGGGCGTACACTTATTTACTAAATAAAGACGTTAATTTTATCCGCGAAGCGTACCCTACCCCCACTACAACCGGGCTTCCCGTACATTATTCGTTGTTTTCTGATTCGGCTATTATACTTGGTCCTACCCCTAATAGCGGGTATACCGCAGAGCTGCATTACGGATATTATCCCCCGTCCATAGTAACTGCTAGTACTACGTGGTTGGGTGATGAATTTGATTCTGCCCTTCTAAACGGAGCTTTGATTGAGGCTGTAAGATTTATGAAGGGTGAGGCGGACGTAATATCTAACTACGAAAAACTATACCAACAGGCCATAACACTGTTAAAAAATCTTGGGGATGGTAAGTTAAGAGAAGACGCATATCGGTCGGGTCAGTACCGGCAGGAAGTAGGTTAGGAATATACAATGGCTATTACGCAAGCAATGGCGACTTCTTTCAAGGTTGCCCTTTTAGATGGCGAGATGGACTTTAGTAGTAATACAAGTGATACGTTTAAAATCGCCCTTTACACTTCTAGTGTCACTATGAGCGCGGCTACAACAGCTTACGCTACAACCAACGAAGTATCGGGTACGGGATATACCGCAGGGGGCGAAAGTCTTACCATAGCTACGGCCCCCACTAGCGGGGGATCTGGTACTACTGCCTTCCTTGATTTTTCCGATGTTACATGGAGTAACGCAACAATTACTGCCCGGGGGGCATTGATTTATCGTAATTCTGGTTCTGGTAATCCTGCAGTAGCAGTGTTGGACTTTGGAGCTGATAAAACTTCTACCGGGGGTAATTTTGTAGTTCAGTTCCCCAGTGCCACGAATAGCGCTGCTATCATACGTATAGCATAGAGCATGTTTAAGTAATGTCGAACACAGATTTAGGAGGTTGGGGAAGGGGTACTTGGGGCCAAGGGGCTTGGGGCACCGCACTTCCGGTTGTTTCTACAGGGTTAGCGGGTACTACAGGTTTAGGTACTGTAACAGTTACTGGCGTAGCTGTATTTGATGTAACTGGAGTTGTTGGTACTTCTGCGATATCAAGTGTAGCCATAGTTGGTGGCGTGGACGTGAGTGTAACAGGATTATCCGCAACGGGCGCTGTAGGTAATGTGCTTCTTTGGTCTGATATTGATACAAGCCAGACACCAAGTTACGCG